GACTGCATGAGCGCCCGCGCGAACTTGAAATTGTTCTCTAGCGTGGTCATCTCGGCCGCGATGATGGCGAACACCGTGGCGCCGGTCGCTGAGTCCGCGAACTCCCCGCAGAAGTGCAGCGTGGCGAACGGGTTCGAGTCGGCCAGAACCGCGGCCATGGCCGCCGTCGCGTCTGCGCCGTTAAACATCGACGGCGTCGAGGTCCACGCGTACGTCTCGCCGGCTACGTACGTGCCGGCGGGGAAGGTCATGGTCAGACCCGTCTTCGCCGCTGCTCCCGCGTACGAGCCGCCAGAGGGCACCGCGCGGGTCGGCCCGTAGGTCTGCCCGCCGTCGAGCGAATAGCGGAAGGTGGCGGTTCCGAGGATGCCGCCAGCGACAATCTGGAGGGTGCCCTCGTAGGCGTCGAATGGCACGCCCGCTAGCGCGAGCAGTGGCCCGGCGCCTGACTGGGTAACAGCCGAGTTAGAGCCCGCCACGCTGCCAGCCATCCTCATAAACAGGATGGGTCCGCCGGCAATGCCTACAGCGCGGGAGAGCGCGCTGGTCAGCGGCCCGTAGCCGCATCGGTCGATGATTTGCTGGCGGGAGTTGACGAATCCGACCGTGTTTACGGCCTGACTGCCCCCGGTTGCCACCCCGAGAAACATCGGGGTCGTGATAGCCGGCTGAGTGACGCCGAGTCCTGGGTCCTGGATTGTGATGGTCTGAGACGGAATCGGCATGGGTTAGCTCCTAGCTTCTGCAATCGGCTGCGGGATGGGGCACCGCGCGCCCCTGGTCGTTCGTTGTGAGAGCGGCAGCAATAGCCGCCTCGTAGTCATTGCGCGTGCACTGGAACGGTCCGCCGTTGTGATAGGCGAAGTGGTCCCACCCGTGCAGCACGGCGGCGCCAGCGTGCGGCCCTCGGAACAGCACTTGGCCAGCTAGGCCCGGGTTCCGCACTCCAGCCACGTATCCTAGCTCCTGCGCCCACTCGGACACGCTGCGCTTCTCAGCGGGCGCCCCGGGCTCGTCGGGAGCCACCCCGGTCTGTTCGTCGTTCATTTTCCCTCGTTTGCTCATGTCAGCACCACGGACGTTGTCGTCACCCTGTCCAGTATCGCACTTCCAGACTCATCGAACAGCACTGGTATGTAGGCCGTCGCCGAGAGTATCACGAGGCTCCCGTCCCGGCCGTAGTCGGCGCCGTCCGCTTCGGTGGGCCACGTCTCGCCCTCGTAGCGTATTCCGACGTGCCCGCAGGCATTCGCGGCAGCTATGACGGCGTGGAGCATGTTCTCGGTCTGCTCGTAGTCGAGGCCGTTAATCTGCACGTCAAAGGCCAGTATACGCTCAAGGCCAGGACGCGTGCTCAGGGCTCCGACGTACTTATTGGCCCGGTTCGTCGTCGGCCCAATCGTGCCAGTCACCGGAATCCAGGTCACCCGAGGCGGACGGTCGTTCCGCTTCATCGCCAGGCGACCGAAGTACCATCCGATCTGACTCGGTGGGTCCTCGCCGTCTACGTTGTGCTCGTTCACGTCGAATACGACCACGGGGAACGAGCTCGGAGACTTCCGCAGAGGATACTGGCCGGCGTCGAAATAGGTGAAGCTGAGCGTGGCCAGCTTGCGCCCGATGTCCTCGACGATGGTCTGCGCCCGGCTCGTCACGTCCGGCTCACATTCTGACGCCAGGAGGCGTCGAGGTCCTCTTTATAGGCTCGCGCCCACCGCGGAGGCAGCGGCTTGCCGTGCATCGGCAGCATCCGGCGCGCGACCATGATTCGAGTGCCGCCCTGGAGAAAGCGCCAGTAAAACTGGCTCTGCGTGACGTCCACGCGCAGTCGGACCGCCGCGCCGACGCGCCAGCCAGCGCGGAGCTTCCCGGTCTTCTGGAGAAGAGGCCACGTACCCGTAGGAGGGACGCGCTTCTTCCAGCGGCCTCCCTGCGGCGCGCTGCGCATCGTGAACTGGTTGTCGATTAGGTCAAGCGACGCTTCGCCGATGACCTTGGGCGCGGTGTTCTCGGCCCAGAGAACTGCCCGTCGCAGGTCCACCAGCAAGCTAACGACGGACTTAGACGACGTGAGCTCGAGCGAACTCATGACACTTCGGCCCGGCCGTTTACCGCCGGCTCGTCCCACCCTCGGGATGGGCCGGTAGAGAACTCAGGGCGCCCCTCATTCACGTTCGGGGTAGCGTCCGCGGTCGTGGCTAGGTTCACGACGCCCTTGCTCAGCCGGTCCAGCCAGCCTGGGGACTCGCCCTGACCGACCATGTCGATGTATCGCTCGCGGTAGTTCGCGTCGTACTCGTCCGGATTGAAGCCCCGAAACAGGAGCAGTGAGTAGCTGGCCAGGATGACCGTGCACTCGACGATCTCCATCGGGTACGGGCTCGCTAGAGGGAGCGTGTACTGACCGCGCAGGTAAGAGTCTACGCGGCCTGACGCCGCGTCCAGGTGACGCTGGAGCACGCGCGCGGAGAGGCCTGAGAGTGCCTGTTTAGGCAGTCCAAAATCCTCCAGGTCTCGCCGCGTCGCGTACGCCATGCCAGCTCGCCCACTACGCGATTGCTCGTGCCATCAGGAACCAGAGGGAGTAGCCAGCCGCCCCGCGGCTATCCACGCCCCAGAGGAACTCTCGGTCGAAGAACACGTTGTCATTGATGGGCTGCGTCTTGGCCACGAACTCCGGCGCCTTCCTCTGCTGAAAGAGCAGCGGGCGCACCGGGCGCGACGTGTCGGCGAGGTACCAGGTTGTCGGTTCGTTGGCGATTTCCGGCACCACGAGGATGTCGGCAGCGCCGCGGAACACGTTGGTGTTCCCGCCCGTCGCGCTCGCTTCCGTCCCGACGATGAACTCAGCGTTCAGGATTTGGCGCGCGGTGACCTCGAGCTGCGGGGGTACCACGAGCAGGTTCGGCATGAGCCCGAGCGGGATTCCGTTCTCGCCCGTGTAGCTCATCATCGCCGCGCGGACGCTGGCGAAGGTCGCAGAGCTGAGCGCGGTTCCGGTGAAGTTATTCGACTGGACGCCGGCCGGATCTAGCGGGTGCGCGGTGTCGAAGAACGGGACGCCATCGAAGGTGACGGCGGACGTGCCGGCCTGGAGGGCTGTCTTTACGATCTCGTCGGGCCATTTGGCCGCCGACCGCCCCATTTCCTGGAACAGCGCCGAATAGATGCCAAGGTTTTCGTCCTCCCAGTCGTCGCGGTCCACGCCGATGGTCAGCTCGAAGTCCTGGTTTTCCAGGGTGTAGACGTGTGACTGAAGGTTCTCGATAACGCGAGCGCCAATCCACTGCCGGAGCTGCGCGACGCGCGCCATCCAGCCATAGGTGGCAATCTTGGTCGAGCTTGGCACGGTCATCGCGACCTTGTTGTGCCAGATAGCGGACTCGCTGTAGCCCATCTGGAATTGGAGGCTCAGCGTGGTCTCAAGCGCCCTTAGCGCCGCAGGTGTAATCAACATGGCTCTAGGCTCCGACTTCCATGGGGTAAACGAAATCGACCCAGACGCCCTCGGCGTCTACGTCATACACGCGACCGGCCTTGCTACGGGTAGCTCCGCCGTCAGTCAGTCCGACCGTCTGGTCGTCGATGATGTAACAGACCTTCCCGCGGTCGGCCTTCGTGATGGCGTCGCCCGCCGTCCCGCTGTCGTACGCGAACATGCCAACGCGAGTGCCGACGAGGAACTGGTCCGCGGACGTGCTGAGTGGATGGGAGTTGTCCGCCCGGCCCAGCGCGGTCAAGGATGTCGAGACGGTGCCCGGGACTACCTCGCCCGCCGCGTTCAGGCAGCAGATTGCCCCCTGATAGATGGTCGTCGCGTCGGCCACGCCGAACTGGTCGAGCCGTCCTGAGTCTACGTCGCCGCGCGCCTTCGTATCGCGCGGGCCTGTCAGAGCTGCCATTTACTCTACCCCTCCGGCCTTCGTCTCGGCCTGTCGTGCATTGATGAATTTCTCGATCGGAACGCCCATCAGGCGCGCCACTCGCTTGTCCTCGTCGGAGAGCGCAACGCTCTCCCCTGGAGTCTCCGCGCGCGGCGCCACGTACGTGGGAGCCACCGCTGCCCACGCGGAGAGCTCGGCCCGACTCTGGCCTCTGGCCCACTCGTGGAGCGACGGGGGGAGTTTGCCGGCCCGAGAGAGCTCCGCGATGTCGGCGTCGAGCGCCGCCTTGGCCTGGTCCGAGTCGCGGCGCGCCTCGCGTGCCTCGAGCTCAGCAACCTTGGTCGCCAGCTCCAGGACGCGGCCACGGTCGGCCTCGTATTCTGCAAGCTCAGCGACGCTTAGCGTCACCGTGCCAGCTTCCGGCTCACGTCCGGACTCCGGCGCGGCCACTTTCTTTTCGTTGCTCATAGTAGGGTTTTCCTAACTTGCGATCCTATCTTACTACATGTTGTCGCGAGGGCGCGATTTGCGCTCCCCTAGCTTGCCCTGCGGATTGACGCGAAGGTCTTAAACGGGGACACCGAGCCGGACCACGTTGAGTCTGCGTTGATACGTATCCCGACGCTATTCCCGCTGTTTATCTGATAGACGGACGATGTGAGTATCCCGCCGTTGGGTTTCACGTTTCCCTCTCCCTGCTGAATAGATATGCCGTTGATACGGGCGTTTATGCTGCCAGTGCCCCCCAGCGCGCCGTCTACCTGAGCCGATATCACGTAGTAGCCTGTGCGCTGGCATCTGGCGCGGGAGTCGGTCACTCGCGTAAAATCCGTGCTGTTACCAGCGGCCAGCGACTCCATCCAGTCGGTGTCCAGAGTACTTGGCGTCCCCACTATGAGTACCGTGCTCGACTGGTATCCCTGAAAGAACCCTGGACCCGACGGCACGACCGTGTTCGTCGCCGGCTGCCAATTGGTGGCGCTCTTGTCGTACGCCATCCCGAACGTGCGGCCGGCGGACGCAGCGGCAAATCCGAGCTCCGCGCCCGTCGCGCTCGTCGTGCTGCCCGCGCCAGCGGCGATGGTGACCTGCTGGGTCGTATCCACGACACGAACCAGGCACCAGTCTCCCTCGACGAGCGCTGTATTGGCGGGGAGCGACGCCGTCACTGCCCCCGTCGCTACCGATGTGTCGATGAGATTGACCCGGTTTTTGACCAGCGCGACCGCCGTTGCCGCCGGCAAATGGTCAGTCGTCGGAAGCATCGTCGGGTAGTCAAAGGCGAACAGCGGCTCTCCCCCGTCACCTGCGGTTAGGTCAGCCACACGTAGCGTCTGACCGACCGTCCCCGGACCGACCGCCGGGAGGGTGACGCCCCAGGGCGTGAAGACGCCTTGCGGACCGTGGATGCTCGCGTTGCGCGTGGGCTCGACCGCGTCGGAGCGCGACACCAGGAGATTACCGCGCGCGGCCTTGATGACGCCCGCCGCGACTGTCCCGTCCACCGTCTCGGTCGAGGTATGAAGCGCTGGGACTACGAGCCGCGCGTTGGCGCTGTCGTAAAAGTAGCCGGCCACGTCCTTGAGCGCGTCGCCCGAGATCCCGCTGTAGAACGCCATC